GCTCCTAGGGGTCAGCCGCCGAGCTTGGCGGCGATGGCTGCGTGCAGAGAGGTGGGGCGCTGCTGGGTGCCGGGCCCGCCGGCGAAGTCGCCCCCGCCCCGCCGCGGCGCCTGGCCCGTGCGGAGCTGCTGGTTCGCGTCGACGGCGGCCTTGATGGCGTCGTCGAGCTTGGTGGTGAAGTCGGCCGCCGCCGGGTCCAGCTCGGCGACGGACGCGAGGAAGCTGCGGGAGTCGAGGAGCGCGGCCGGGTTCGCACCGTGGCGGTCGGCGGCCTTGTACGCGGCGAGCTCGATCGCCTGGGTGCGTACGGTGGTCTCCAGCTCGCCGATGCGGCTGGTCTTCTCCGTGATGGTGCGGGTCAACTCGGCGGGGTCGGCGGGCTGGTCGTCCTGGACGATGCCGAGTGCCTTGCCGATGGTCTGAGCGAGCTCCTGCCGGGCCTCGTTCGCCGCGTTCTGCTTGGCGGTGGTGCGCGACTTGGCGGCTTCCTGCCGGGCGGCGGTGAGGTCGCGTTCGAGGCGGGCGATGGTGGCGGCCGGGTCATTCCCGGACGGGTCTGGATTCTGTCCGGACGGCTGTCCGCCCTGGCCAGAGCCTTGCCCGCCGGTGCCGTTGCCGCCCGGCGTGGGTTCACCGGATCCGGGCTGTCCGCCGGATCCGGATCCTTCGCCGCCCCCTCCGTCGGCATAGAAGATCGGGGAGAAAGGGGTCACGCCGTACGGTCGGGTCCAGCCCGGGTCGGTGTGGCGTGCCAGGGTGCGCTTACGCATGTGGCCCTCCTGGGGCAAACAGGCCCGCACCTGGCGGGCGCTGAGCTACGGTCCCGCCATGTCTGTTCACATCAAGTACAACGGCGGCGGAGATTTCGACTACGAGGACAAGGAGGGGCTCGCCTACCGCTACGCAATCGGCGACAACGGCACCCTGTCTGTTTACGAGAAGCAAGGCGATGTTCTGATCTCAAAGGATGCTGAGCCGCTCGCCGTGTACGGCCCTGCGGCCTGGTTCAGCGTTTCTGGCACGCAGCTCAAGAAGGAAGACACCGCAGTTCCGCGCTTGCGCGGGTTCTAGCGCGCGCTGCCTACCTGCTCACGCTGCGGCTTCCGTCGTAGCTCGGGGTGCGCCGCCACGTGCTTGCGCATATCGGCTTGCCAGGCCCGTACCTTCGCGTTCGCGCGGGTGCGGGCCTGCTCGTCCATGGCCACCGACGCGGTGCGCTTCCAGCGGCGGATGTGCCGCTCGATCGCACGCTGACGCTGCGTGTCCTCGTACGACGTGCCAGGGGTGGCGTGGTGCGGCGGCCGGGTCGTCACCCCCGGCAGGTACGCGGCCAGCGAGTGGCGGCAGTTCGGATGGAACAAGCCGGCGGCGCGGGCCTCGGTGAGGCTGCCGGCGACGTGCACGGCCACCGTGACGGGCGGCCGGAACGCGGCCCGCAGGCCGGTCGGCTGGATTGCGTGTTCCGCCCGGATCGTGTGCGGCCCCGACTGGGCGCCGAGGGTGAGCACCTCTCCCTCCCACGGGCGGCAGAGCGGGCACTCCAGCGGGGCGTCCGACACGATGACCAGCCCCACGCGGATCTCGGCGAGGGCGTCGATGTGGCCCTCGATCGCCGCCCGTGCCGTGACCGACCGGACGGCCATCTCTGCGTACGCGGCGAGCTCCCAGGATCGGCCGGCGGAGTCGACGAACCCGGTGACGCCCCTGGCGGCGAACTGATCCAACGCCCGCTGGGACGCCTGGCGACGGGTGAGGCCGCCGAGCAGCACCGACGACGACGCCCGCGCGACCACCGACCGGTAGACGTCCAGCACAGCGCGGGTGATCCGCACGTACAGCGGCCGGGTGTCCTCGACGAACGAGGCGGCCAACCTGTCCACCGCGGGCGCGCCGGGGAGGACCCGCCGGGCCTGGAGCTCCCGGCCGACGTCCAGCGCGCCCAGCTCGGCCACCGCCGCCTGCCGGCCGCGCCCGTACGCCTCCGCGAGCGCCTGCGCAAGGGCCCCGTTCACGTCGGTCTGGAGGGCGTCGGTGATCTGCTCGACCGCGGCGCGGAGGTCCCCGATGGAGCGGAGCTTGATCTCCGCCCACAAGGGGGAGTCGATGCCCTGCTCCAGCGCGGCGCGCAACCGGTCGAGGATGGCCAGCTCTGCGTCCTCGTACAGCATCGTCACCGCGCGGGCCAGGTCCTCGGCCATGGCGGGGGAGACGGGCATCAGTCCGCCTCCTCACCGCCCCGGCCGAGTCCCGGCAGCCCCGGACCCTCGGCGCCGGTCATCACCGGGTCGGCGACCAACTGCCCGGTCTCCTTCAAGATTCGTTCGGTCTCCTCGCGGACGGCCGTGTCGTCCCAGTCCGGCCACCGCAGGCGCACCTTCGTCTCCGTCGACACGGCCTGCGCGCGGGCAAGGAGCTCGATGGACTCGGCGACACTCTTCGGGTCCTCGCTGACGGAGTCCCCGAATTCGATCTGAGGGCGCTGCGGTTCCACCCTGGACAGGCCCAAGGCCCGGTCCAGCTCCAGCACCGCGTAGGCGAGATCCGCCAGAGCCGGCTTTTGGTACCCGGCTTTCTGGTCGCGGGTGATCATCGACTTCCGCTCACGGGCCACCACCTCGGTTGCGGTGACGGCCGTCGAGTCGCCCAGCCCGAACGACTGCGCCGAGTACCCGCATGCCTGTACGGCCTGCCGCGTAAGGGCGTTCCACGTCTGCTCGTGCTCAGTGACCCGGATGGCGAACTGGTTCAGCGTGAGACCCTCGCCGGACGTAGGTGACGCGTTGATGCCGTGCCAGACCTCCCGGTCGTCGTCGAAGAACGCCCCCTCACCGGGCCCAATGTTGGTGAGGAACCCGCCCGGCGCGATGATCCGCGACTTCGCCAGCCGAAGGTCCCGCATCCATGACGTGTAGGTCTGATCGAGGCTCATGAAATGGTCGCGCACGCCGTCCGACTGCCAGTCGGAGCGCCCCAACATGCTGCCCCTGTACTTCCGGTTAGGCCTGATGTTCGGGACGTACACGGCGGTTAGCCCCTTGATCCCGGTGGTGATCGTGTCACCGGGGCCGTCCTTGTCGAGTGACTCGGCGATCGGCGCCAGCTCGGGGGCCTCGCTCAGCGGGATCCGCGTACCAAGGTTCCCGGGCGTGCCCTGGTACAGGCCGTGCAGGACTCGCCCCGGCTCGTGCCGCTCCAGGTGCCGCACGACGATCGCCCCGTCGTTCTGCACCTCCCGCCACAGGGTGACGCTGGTCAGGATGCCGTACGAGAACTTAGGCAGCGCCCCGTCCGCGTGCGCCGCGGTGACCAGCGGCCGGGGCGCCAGGTCCAGGTTCCACGTCGCGCGCAGCACCGACCCGCCGAGCGCTGACGTGACCTCGGCAGCCTCACGCAGGACGTTGTGGAGCCCGCCCTCCGCGGCGATCGTCTCCCAGCGGTCCTGTGTCTCGGCGCTGTCGAACGTCAGCATGGGCGGCTCGGAGTACAGCAGCGCGGCCGACGTGGCGGCGATGTCCTCGGCCAGCGGCACGTGTAGTCGGCCGTCCCGCTGCCCGAGCGGCCGGGGCCGTTCCCAGAAGCGCCACGGGCGGCCGTTCTCGTCGCGCCGGTTGTCGGGGGCGCCGTACACGCTGGCGAGCTTCTTACGGTCGCCGCTGTACCAGGCATCTTCAATGCGCATGTCGGCGAGCTGCTCAGCGTACTGCGGCGGCGGCCAGGGCGTGTTGTTCTCAGGCAGCGGCACCGGTCGCCTCCTTGGGTGTGAGCCCGCGCCACTCGTGCGCGGTGGAGTGGAGCACGTAGCGAAGAGCGTCTGCGCTGTGGTCGTTGGCCTTGACGGGCTTGTCTTCGCCACGGTCGGCGGCCTTGGGATCCCACTCGTAGCCGGGCATTTCAGTGATCAGCCCCTCGCACGAGCGATGCACGGCCAGCAGCCCGGCGCCGAGAGCCATGCTGACGCTGCGGATGCCGTCGAGAACGTCGTTCACGGCCGGGGTGACGCTGGGCACGTCGTCGGCCCACAGTTGCGTCATGAACGACGCCGCCGAGGGGTCTACGTAGATCCATTCCGGCCGGACACCTCGATTCGCTCCCTGCTCGCCCGGCCGTCGGATCGTGGCCAGCCAGTCACGTACGCCCTGGCTGTACTGAGCGTCGGTCAACTGCCGGTAAGCCTTAGCGGAGTCGTGCCGGTACTCGCTCACCACGTAAAGCCGGTCGTCCTCCCCTACGCCGACGAGCAGCGCGGCGAAGGGATTCACCGTGCCGTAGTCGATGCCGACGCCGATCCAGCGCCGCATGTACGGCATGGCGTCGACCACATGCCGGGCCGGATCCCACATGTCGTACACAGAGCCGTGCGCCAGGCACCATTCGCCGAGGACGAACCGCCGGTAGAACAGGCCGGTGTACTCGCGCTTGAGGTCGGCGACGTAGTCGGCCGGCAGGTACGGGTTGTCGTCCAGGGTGAAGCTGAACCGGTGGAGGTTCAGCGCGTCCGGGGCGTTCGACTCGTGCACGGTGCCGTCCCGGTCCAAGTGCAGCTTGGCCCGGTCCAGGTAATTCCGCTTCAACCAGTGATTCGGCCCCTCGGGGTTAGTGGTGCCGAACCACTGCGCGCCCTGAACAGACAGGCGCGTACCAAGCATCGCGAAGAACGTCTCTGGGTACGTGGTCACCTCGTCGCAGTAGGCGCCCGCGAGGGTCAGGCCTTTGATCTTCTCGGCGGCCCGCTCATCGTTCGCGCCGGCGACGTAGATGGTCCGGCCGAAGATGATGACCTCACCGGCGCCCGCCTTGTACGTGTACCGGCGGTTACCCACCATGCTCTGGATGACGTCCAGGATGTTGCGCTTCAGGGTGCGCTCGGTCTTGCCGACCATGAGGAGCGCGCCGGGCGGGCCGGTCCGGATGTAGCGGAGCCACACCATAATGCTGCTGATCGTCTTGGACGACCGGACGGCGCCTTCCCACAGGTTGCCGCGGGCGGCCGCGAGTTGCGTGGAGCGGAGCTGCTTACCTGCCAGGGGAGCGAACATCTCGGCCCCCTCGTCAGTCGCCCATCATTCCCCTCAGCCACTGGTCGACTGCGGCCAGGCCCTCGGCATCCGACTCGGGCGGGCAGAGCTTGAGCGACCGGTCGATAGCCATGCCAGCCGCGGCCATGAGGTTCTTCTTAGCGTCGGCTGGCGGTTCGGGCACGGTGTGATCGTTGTACTCGTTGTCGCGGCCGCCGAAGGAGAACACTTTGGCCGGTGCCCACATCTGCTCTGTGAGCCGCTCGGCGTCGCCGGTGAGTGCCTCGGCGAGGATGGCGCGCCGTTCGGCGAGGTCGGCCATGCGCTTGCGGGTGGCGGCCTCGGTGGCGGTCGGGTCGAAAGACAGGCCCATGTCGGCACAGTGCAGGCTGACGGCGCGGAGGGAGCGCCCGGTCAGGCGGGCAATCTCGTTACGGCCCTTGCCCTCGGCGTGGAGGCGCCGCATCTCGGCGCGCTCCTCCTCGGTGACCGGGTTGTTGTACGGGTCTCCCATTGGTCACCTCCGGGTATGGCGAAGGCCCCGCACGGTGGCGGGGCCCTGGTGGTGGTGTGGTCAGCAGGCGTCGTACTTCCAGGCGCCGGCCTCGCGCGCCCATGGCTGCTGGGTCTGGCTGAGTTTGGGGACGTCGTACGTGTAGGAGACGCGGGCAAGGTCGCCTGAGATCGTGTCGATGGTCAGTGTCTTGATGTCATGCTTGCCCATCGTCTTCACGGTCTGCTCCACGGCGCCCTGGTACCAGGCCCGGTCGATCTTGGCGGCGCAGCGCTTCGAGAGCATGCCGTACGCCGTGTCGACGTCCGCGGCGAAATAGGCGTCCGAGTAGCTGCGCACGGCGGCCTCCAGCTCGGCGCGCCCATCGGCGGCCGGCTTGTCCGTCTGCGCGTCTGCGCCCGGCTTGGGGCTGGCGGTGGCGGGAGGGTTGGAGGCTTGGGTGGAGCAGGCGGTGAGGGTGAGCAGGGCGAGGGCGGCGAAGGCCGCGGTTCGGGTGCGCATCGCGTCAGGATGGCGGATGGCGCGTGGGGGTGTGGGGGGTGTGGCTGTCCTGTGACATGGCGATGCCCCGCGCGGTGGCGGGCGTTTGTGTCTGGGCATGCCGGATCTGCCGCCCATGATGGGGCATGGTCGAGCGGGATGCAACTACGGGTGTAGTCCCGCCCCGTCGGGCGCTGTACCGAGCGGGGCGGGTGAGCAGCCGCGCAGCAGCCAGCAGCGCGGGTAGGGACGGTGTCCACGGTACGGCGGAGGTCGGACATGCGGGGGCCCCGCCGCGTCGGGGGGACGCGCGGCGGGGCCGGTCTTGCGGGACTGTCGCTACGAGGGCGCTGGCCCAGTGCCGTTGATTGAGACGGCCCAGCTGTGGCCGTCGAAGTCGGCTACCACGTAGACCCGGCCTTCACGCCCGTCCGGGAGTTCGATCACGCTGGGGCCGTCGGCGCTGAGGGTGTCGATGAAGCCCTCGGATGGTTTCGTGAGGGAGGCCGAACCGGACCAGGAGCGCAAGCCCACCTCGCCCTCCGGCAGGTGCTCCAGGAGCTCGACGGCCGGGTAATCGATGCCGTCGATGGTGGCCGGGCCGCTGTAGCTGAATCGCTCGCTCATGCCGCCATCATCCCTTCTTTGGCTTGCCGGGGGTGGGCTTCGGCGTGGTCGGGTAGTGCCCGCCGCGCGAGGACGAGTAAGTCGTCTCATGCTTCGGGTCGGGCCGGGTCTGCGGGGCGGCGGGCATGGTCTTGCGGAGTGCCATGATGGCGTCCTCGTCTCGTGATTGGGATGGGACCGGGGCGGCCGGTCGCCTGGCAGTGAGTCGGCCGCCCCGGGGCCTTTTGGTCGGGCGTCAGCCCTTGGTGATCACCCGCACGTGGGTGCGTACGGGGTTGTCGGGGTCGTCGTGCAGCTCCATGGCCACTGCCCCGACTCGGCGTAGCTCGGGGGGCGTAGCTGTAGCTGTAGCCGCCCCTGTAGCCGGTTCCTGGCCTGCGGGAACTACACCCGCTACAGGGCCTACAGGTGGCCCCGGGAGGGGCTCGGGAAGCGACCCCAGGCGGACCCCGGTGGAGGGGCTGCGGCCGGGC